TATCCATTTCAAGGCTCTAGTGAAAGAAGAAGTATTGCATTTAATATGGCATACAAAGGATTTAAAAAAGATAGTGGAATACAAATTGCTGGTGATAGTGTAAATTTATATAATGAAACAAACCATGCAGATACTATACCATGGCATAGGTTAGAAAAATGAGTTACGAATTAAAAGAGTATTTAAAGGCCATCAATACATCCAAAGAAAAACTTATGGATAGTGAAGATGAGCAATGGGAAAAGAAATATCCACCATACATTGTAAATAAATGTCTTGCTCCATTTCAAGATACTATCTTTCTAGTCAATGAAATGAACATGAATCATCAGATAGATAAGAAATTACAGTTTGACTTTTTACTAAATACTCTAAGAACAAGGCAAAGGTATACACCTTGGCTAAAGGCGAAGAAAGAAAAACATTTAGAATGTGTTAAAGAGTATTATGGATATAGTAATGAAAAAGCAAAATCGGCTCTCAGTATACTAAATGATGAACAAATAAAAACTATTATGAATAGTTTAAATAAAGGCGGTAAACATGGAAAATAATATACAATGGAAGCAGGAGCAGATGTTTGAAGTTCTTTTAAAAGAACCAGATGACTTCCTAAAGATTAGAGAAACTTTATCTCGTATCGGAGTTGCCTCTAGAAAAGAAAGGAAACTATATCAGTCTTGCCATATACTTCATAAACAAGGTAAGTATTACATAGTACACTTTAAAGAATTATTTGCACTTGATGGTAAGGATACAAACTTATCAGAGAATGATATTGCTAGAAGAAATACAATAGTTAAACTTCTAAGTGATTGGGGTTTAGTTGCAATGAAAGGTACACCAGAACCGATTGCACCATTAAGTCAAATTAAAATTATTTCATTCAAAGAAAAAGATGAGTGGATGTTAGAAACTAAATATAACATAGGGAAAAAGAAAGAGGTAGAGTAGTGGCATATTCAGATAAAGTTTTAGACCATTATGAGAATCCTAGAAATGTGGGAACACTTGATAAGGATGATTCATCAGTTGGTACAGGTATGGTCGGAGCACCAGCTTGTGGTGATGTAATGAAACTTCAAATCAAAGTAAATGATGATGGTATTATAGAAGATGCTAAATTTAAAACTTATGGATGTGGTTCAGCAATCGCATCATCAAGTCTATTAACCGAATGGGTTAAAGGACAAAGTGTAGATGAAGCTTTAAAAATTAAAAATAGTGACATCGCAGAAGAACTTGCACTACCACCTGTAAAAATTCATTGTTCAGTCTTGGCAGAAGATGCTATCAAAGCTGCACTTGCAGACTATAAAGGAAAACAAGAATCAATAGGTAAATGGCAACCCAACTCAGAGTAAATACATTATGAAGAACTTTCAATCGTTCATCACAGAAGAAAATGTGAATGATGGTGATATACAAATTGCTGTCTTAACTAAAACATCTTCAAATAAAGAAGAAGTGGTTGCAAACCAACTTAAAAAATATTCAGATAAAAATAAAATTCCATGTCATATTGTTAACACAAGAGAGGCATGGGTATCAGATAACGATTTAGAAAAAGGTACTTTAACTATATCAAATGTAGAGGGAGAAAGACTAGACTTTGATATACACAAAACAATAGTGTTTGTTCGTGCTGGAGTATTAGAGGATGAAGTAGGACTTGCATTACTTTCTACTTTTGAAAAGGCAGGTGCATTCATGATTAACAATCGTGATGGTATGTTAACTTGTGATAACAAAATGACATCTTATATAACATTTAATCAAAATGGAATAGAAACACCAAGAACATCATTAATTAATAATGAAGATTCGGTTGAAGATGCACATAAAAGAATCGGTGGTAAGTTTCCTGTTATCATAAAAACAATTACAGGCACACAAGGTATTGGTGTATCTATTGCAAATGATTATAAAAGTTTAATATCAAATGTACAATCACTATGGAAGTTTGGTGCTGAACTTTTAATACAAGAATATTTAGAAATGCCATTTGATGTTAGAACTATTGTAGTGGATGGTGTAATTATTGCCTCTACTAAAAGAGTAAGACCAAAAGAAGATTTTCGTTCTAATAGACATAGAGGAGCAGAAACATTTCCTTACAAACTTTCTGATGATGAAAAGGAATCAATATTAAATGCATATCGTTCTACAGGTGCATACATGGTTGGAGTAGACCATTCAATCGTAAATGGTAAAACATATATCTTAGAATGTAATGGTTCACCTGGTATCGGTTCTAATTTTGGAAATGGTGATGGTAAATTAACAACCAATGAAAGACTAATTGAAAAAGTAGTAACTCATATTTCAAAAGTTAAAAGTAGATTTGTAGGTTCAACACAAGTTGCTGGATATGTAGAGAGATTAGAGATAGTAGGACTTGGGCCATTTCGTGCTAAGTTTGATACAGGTAATGGAACTAAAGCATCCATGTTTCATGTAGACAAATTAGAAATAAAAGGTAAGATGGCTAAATGGGAAAGAGGTGGTAAAAAATTTACTAACAATATTGTTGGTGTATCTAAACCTATGCATGTAGACCAAATAGATAAAAGACCAATAGTATTAGTAGATATAAAATTTAATAACAAATTATATAAAGATGTTCCAATAGGATTAACCACAAGAGATTCTAAAAGTACATTTTTAATTAATAGGGAATTACTCACTAGATTAAAAGTTGCAGTAAACCCCGACAGGAAATTCGTTCTATCTAGTTATATAGAGCGAGGTGATAACAATGATGAAGACTATAGGGACCCAAGATGATAAATGCACTTAGAAAAAAATATGAAGCAGAAGTTGCTGCTGCCAAAGCTAACATTGATGTTTATATAAACAATCCTGTTGGTATAGGTGAACACCCAGATTTAGTTGGAGCAATGGATTTAGAAATGACCAAGTTGGCAGATGCGTCTGATAAACTTGCAACATTGAATTCATTCTACCCAGAAACCGCAGAAGAATTTTTAAAAGAAGAAAACAAATAAACATTGACAAAACTTGTTGAGCCAGATATACTGGCACATATATTATGAACTTTTATACAAATGTAACACCATGGGGTAATACCCTGCTTGTCAGAGAGTATGTAAATGGAGAAAGGATTAATCGAAAGGTTAAGTATTCCCCTACACTATTCTGTAAAGTAATCAAAGAAACTAAACATAAAACTTTAGATGGTCAATATGTTACACCTGTAAAACATAATACAATCAAAGAAGCAAAAGAATGGTTAAAGTCTTATGAAGACCAACCACATCTTATTTTTGGTAATACTACATTTCAATATAACTATATTGCTGATGAATATCCTAATCATGTAAAGTGGGATGTTGATAAAATTCTTATTGTAACGATTGATATAGAAGTTGCATGTGAAAATGGTTTTCCAAACCCAGAAGATGCAATTGAACCTTTACTATCAATCACAATTAAGAATCATCAAAACAAACAAATATTAGTTTGGGGTACAGGTGAATATAAAAACACAAGAGAAGATGTCACTTATGTTAAATGTAAAAATGAAAAAGAATTGATACAAGAGTTTTTATCTTTTTGGCAAAAGAATCAACCAGATATTATTACAGGTTGGAACACAGAATTTTTTGATATACCATATGTTTGTAATCGTATTAAAAATTTATATGATGAAAATGAAGTGAATAGATTATCACCATGGGGTAATGTATCAGGTAGAGAAATTTATCAAATGGGTAGAAAACATCAAGTCTATGATATACAAGGTGTATCACATTTAGATTATTATGATTTGTATAGGAAGTTTACATATACCAATCGTGAGAGTTACAGACTTGACCATATTGCCCATGTTGAACTCGGTGAGAGTAAAGATGACAATCCATACGAAACATTCCGAGAATGGTACTTAAAGGACTTCCAATCGTTTATTGACTACAATATACAAGATGTAGAAATCGTTGATAGACTAGAAGATAAAATGAGATTGATTGAACTATGTTTGACTATGGCTTATGATGCCAAGGTTAATTATATGGATGTACTTGGTTCAGTTAAATATTGGGATATACTAATCTATAATGAACTTAGAAAAAAGAATATAGTTATTCCACAAAAAGTAAATCAAACTAAATCTGAAAAGTTTGAAGGTGCATATGTAAAAGACCCACAAGTTGGTTTACATAATTGGGTTATGTCTTTTGATTTAAACTCACTATACCCACATCTGATTATGCAATATAATATTTCACCAGAAACATTAGTTGCAAATGAAAAAGTTAAAAACATG